AAAGATGTGACTTCTTCTTTGTGTGAACCCCCCCGAATCGAGGTACAAGAGGTAGTATGCCCAAGTCGGGTTGTTTGAAGGGAGATTACTTGACGAAAACTTTAGCGATGCTGGAGCAAGCCCCGTGAAGTGCAGCTTCTGACCATACGCGGTGGACGCAAGGGCATTGCCTCCACTCGATGCAATAGTTGCTGCCGTAGCTTGTAGGATAGTGTTAGACGAGTCATAGAGGACATACCCTACTCTTGTATCAAGTCCACTTATTACCGTGTCATCGTGTATCCATGCCGCTACTGCTTCATCTTCGTCCGCGAACTTGTAGCGTATAGCCCCATCGATTACCGTGCCTGCAACACTCATACTAGTGCTATCCTTTGTCCTCTCGGTCAGCCAAGACTTCACGCTTGTTGATGTGGGGTAGTAGGTTGAGAAGTCGGGGTGTAGACCCTCACGGATTTGCTGAGAGCCATTGACCAGGTAGATAGACTTGCTTGCTTGGTTGAGGGTCTCAGTTGATCCGTTGAACGTACCAACCTTCACGGTGAATTTTGCCGTACCTGTCAGGCTATGGTCAACGATAGTAGGCATCTCCCATAGTGTGCCAGTCCCATCGCTCTGAAGGTGGTCAGTAGTCAAGAGGTCTTTGACGATACTAGACAAGTCGAAGTGAGCCTTCCCGTTTGTATTGGCCGTGAGGTAGACCTTGGCAATGTCGGTTGATGCCCCCCTCACCACCTCTACTACGAATCGGTGTGACGCGCTGACCGCACCCCCCGTATCACTAATCGTGTAGATGAGGGCTTGGTTCGCTGGCATATATGTCTCAGCGGGATGGGAGTCGAATTGTGCTGCCATTACTTCAAGTTGGGGTTGTCAAGGTCGGTGAGGTCATCTAGTGCATCTAACGCGATAGCCTCTGCTATCTTACTTTGAAAGCGTGGGTACATGGTGTCGAAGGCTTCAGAGAAGTAGGCTAGACCTGGAACCCCCCTCTTCTTGATGCTTTGGGCAATGAGCCAAGCCGCGCTCTTGAGTCTCCACTTGGTCTTCTTCACAAATTCACCTGTCTTCGGATCGCGCAAGCGGACGGGCTTTGCTCCTAGCCACTTCTCAATAGGCTTGGTAGGAGGTGCTTTGGTGGTGAACGAGTAGGGCGTGTTGCGCTTCTTCTTTGTGCCACTTACCCCGTAGTGAATGAACTTGGCATAGGGCAGGGGTGAGCCTGCTACTATCTCACCCCCAGTCCTTTTGACATAGAGGCTCTTTGCCAACTTGCGTGAGCGAGTAGCGCCATAGCTTCTATTCTTGCCAATCCTTCGAGTGCCGAGGTTACGCATAGACGCAAGCCTCCACTCTTCAGAAAACTCATCGAGGACTTTGTCAGTCCTTTTGCCCATTGCTTCTCTTGTCAGCTACGATGGCATTGATGAGGGTGTCTACCCAAGTCCACACTTGAATAGGCTTCTCACTAGGGATGAGGTTGACCACGACCTTAGCAAAGGCCATGAATCCGATGAGCAATTCTGCCCAGTTGTTTACGATGAAATCAATCATTTGTATTGGGGTTGGTGTTTTCTAGATTTTCAACTTTGGCCTCAAGAGACTCGATGTCTGAGAGCCTATCGTTGACGAATTGAACAAGCCTCTCGAACATTGCGAGTTGGGCTTCACAAGTGGCTGCTGCCTTCTCTTCTCCTTGTAGTTCAAATGGCTTAGGCATGGTTGATGGTTACTTTAAGATGTTTGGTTCTGAATGTCCCAGTAACTGAGCTGAGTATGGTGAATCCAATAGTGTTTGAGTATGCAAAGAAGGGGATGGCTTGAGCCGTGCCTGTGGCTGTTCTGAGGTGAGTACCAGCCGTGGTCTCTACTTGAAATACGGGATGCCCGTACTGAAGTTGACCATTTGCGTTCACGACACTAATGACAACTGCACCAGCCGTGTCAAGAGTCACCTCATATTGAAGTTCGATAGAGATTGTGCTATTGACTGAGACGGGAGTCATCTGCAAAAGGTCAGCGGTAAAATTCATACCGAAGGAAACCCCTGCTCTAAGTTGGTTGTCATACGTCAAACCTCCTGATAGGTATGGCCCAAACTTTGCCCCTACGCTTCCTCCTGGAACGAGTGACACTACTGCCCCGCCTCCACTTGATGAGATTCTTTTGAAGACGCTTACTTGCCCCTCAGAGATAGGGTTGCCATTTTCGAACTTGCTTGATGTAGAGTTGAAGACAAGGCTTTGGTTATTGGCCGTGCTAGTGAGCGTGACATCACTCAACTCATTCAGGCTTGACGCTCCACCACCTCCCGTGTCAATGGTGACCTCTCCACTTCCGTTGTCGGTGAGAGTGCCGTTGCTCACATTGATGGTCTTGACGGTAGTCACGTCAGGTGATCCGTCAACCTCCTTGACCCTCAAGAGGCCACGAGCTGAGAAGGTCGTATTCGTCCCTTGTGGGCTGACCCCAGTCAAGGGGGCGTTGCAAGTGTCGTAGAGGTAGGGTACACCTATCGAGATTTGAAGGAGAGTGCCACTCAGCACGTTGGTCTCCATCTCCTCAAGAGGTGTGATAGACGCGCTCTCCAACTGATAGGCAAAGTCAAAGTCAAAGATGTTGCCTCCGTTCTCCAGGTCAGCTAGGATGTCCTCGGCTGCCATCTCACATTGAGTAATAGTGTCCTTCTCAAACTCCTTGCGTGAGTCCTCACCTCTTGGGCAATCCAAGATGTAGACTTCCAAGGTGTAGGACTTGACCTTGTCAGCGTAAGAGCCTGACGTGTACACGAGGTGACATAGAGGGAAGTTCTCGAACTTGTCTAGGTCTAGGTCTTCAGGTGAGCCGAATGAAAATGACTTCAAGAAGAAGTGGTTTTCAACGAAGGTCTCAAACCTATCTACGATGTTGCTGAAGGTTATCATTGCGTCTTTTGTGGTCTAGGTCTTGGAGGTAAGCGAGGTGAGTCAGGATCGTCCCAAGGGGCTTCTCAGTCACCTCATTCATCTTCAAGAAGTTTTCATTAGCGAGGGAGTAGATAGCGGGATACCATCCCCACTTAGCCCCAAACTCGCTTGAGTTATGGTCTGACTCAAAGAGACTCGCAAACTGCTCAGAAGTCTCCTTTTGGAATTGCAAAAAAAAAGCATCGCACCTCCAAAGAGTGTGGCTGGTGCAGCCTCAAAGATGTGGTGATTCTCCTTGGTCGTGTAGGGTTCAATGGTGTAGGTGTCACCTTGGTCAATCACAATAGGTCGATAGAGGAGAGCCATCATCTTGGTAGCGTTGGTGTAGACATCCTGAGCATAGGTGGTCATGTCGATGTACTCACCAAATGAGAACGAGTCCCAATCGTTGATGAAGCCATAAGGCTTGCCATCCAAGGTCAAGCGCGTCAGGTGTTGCCCAGCCTCTTGAGAGCGTAGCGTATTGAGGTGGTCGTAGGCTTCGTCAAGCAACCTTTTGGGTAGCTTCAATAGGTCTTCACGATGCACCCCACATAGGTTCATCAAACACACCTCGTCACTAGGACTGGTGTGAAGTGTGACCATGTCCTTGATGGTCAGGTCTTCAAATGAGTTGGGCAGTTCGATCTTCATTAGGTCAAGGCTATGAGATCAAGAACCATTTGACAATGCCGCAAAGCATTTGCGTCTCTCCCCTCGCTGATCATGCGGTCAATGTAATCCAAGCCCAGCCGCTTGCCATTCTTTGTGCTTCTCCCGTTAATAGTATTCCTTTCAGATTCGTAACGCGACAAAGCCCCTGCCTCACGCCCTCCACCTCGGTTGCTTATCACCGTCTGAATGTCGGCCTTGAGGTTGGTCATGTCGGTAGTGTCTTGAGTCTTGGTGAAACTCATTTGCTACGCATAAGGTGGGTCAAGTGAAACTCAGCCTTGTCGTACTCCATCTTGAGTAGGGCAGCGCACGACTCATGCAACACCTTTCTCTCTGCATTGCTGGCACGAGCCATCAGGGAGGCAAGCTGAGTAGCTGCCTCTGCAATCTTGTCCTTGTCCTCTTTGGCCTCCTGGATGAGACCGAGAGCTACCGCATAGGGGTCTTGAGGTGCTTGGGTAGCTTGGGTTGTTGTTTTCTTCTTTGCCATTTGTATGGGTTTTCGTGTGTATAACTATGAATGATTCTATCTCTTACACTAGCCAAGTTGGTAGCTTCCGTAGTTGGGGTTGGTAGCGTTGAAGGTGATGGCATACCTACTCGCATCTATGAAGTGATTGAACGCGTCTATTGGCTCGTTCAAAGGTCGTTGATTCTTGTCTTCCTTGTACTTGTAGTTGCGTAGTTCTTTGATCCCGTTGATGCTCCTGGACGTAATCATCAGGGGCTTTGACCTCATGTAGTCGATGCCACTCCTCACCGAGTCACGACCCTTGCGACATGGGTAGACGTTGAAGCCCTGCCCGTGGATGACATCTATGCTCTTTGGCTCGGCTGAGTCAGCAATGATGTTGGTTGTTCGTGAGATGTCCGCACCTCTTAGCACTTGGCATATATCGGTATTGAGCAACCCCGTAGAGTAGCACACCTCATCAAGGCAAAAGCCATGACCATCGGTGAAGACCTTGACAATCGCAGTCGGATCATTGGTGTACCCAAAGTCTAGCCCCACGTTCATCAGCTCGAAGCCGTCAGGGATTTGGTCTACCTCCTTCCAATGGGTGAAGACCGTTGTTCGACTGACCCCACGCTCTCCAAGCCCAAACACCTTCCAGTAGTTCTCGTCTGCCTCCCTCAGTCTCTCAATCTCCTTGACGGTCTCCTCACTCAAGTAGGGGTTGTCCTTGTAGGTGGTCTTGAAGAACTGGTGGTCGGGGCGTGTGAGAACCTGGTCATATATCCAGCTAAACTCATCCGAAGGGTTGTAGTCAATGATGATGCGTTGCTTCGTCCTCAAGACTAGCTGCCTCCAGTCTTCTAGGTTCAACTCATTGGCCTCGTTGATGAAGAGTATATCCCTCTTCCTACCACGCACCTTGGTAGGCTGGTCAACTGAGATAAACTCGACGAGGTTGCCAAAGAGCTTGTATGTACTCTCGACCTTGTTGTGCTTGGACGGATCGTACCACCCTTGGCTCTCCAAGATGGTGAAGAAGTCCCTCATCACCGATGCCTTGAGTGAGGGGTAGGTCTTACGACATATCGTGACCACAAGACCTAGGTTCTTGTTGTTCCAGCAATTCTCAATCAGGACTTGACATAGACTATACGTCTTGCCACTACGAGTGCCCCCTTGATGCACTTGGATTCTTGCCTTACAAGACTTGGCTTGGTAGTATGTCGTGGGTTGCTTCAAGCCTTAGCCTCTCGCTTCATGAGTTTGTAGATGACGTACACCACCATTCCGATGAGTGATACGTTCAAGAGGTGAGGGTGCGTATGCTCTCCACAAATGCCAAGAGCGTGGTACAAGTAGTCGGTCATGTCAATCGTTGTTCTCGTCAAACCATGAGGGCTTCTTGTTGCCCTCGCTGATGCTTATGTCTTGGGTCTCTACATAGCCCCTATGCTTGCCCTTAGTCTTGAGAAAAAAGATGGTTGAACTAGGTATCTTCTCCCTGATTTGCTGGTGCAAGCTCGACTCGGCAAAGTCAATCGCTGATTCTTGGATGTCCTTGACTGACTCGGCATAGTCCTCGTCCTCTTCAAGCCATCGGTAGTGGGTGCGTCGTGAGATGTTGCAGGCTCTAGCTGCCGTGGTCACCACACCTAGTGACCTCTCTAGTGCCTCAAGAAAGTCTTTTTTATCGTGTGCCATTCGTGTCTATTTGAATTGTTCCATGAGTGCCTTGAGGACTATACCTCCGATGTAGGTGTCAGACCCCTTGAGTGCGTTGACCAATTCGAGAGCCGTGTCATAGTCCTGGTCTCTAAACTCAATCTTGATGCCTTGGGACTTAGGCTGAGGCTCTGACTCCTCCTCTTGATCCCACAAGTCCAAGCCCCACTCATTGAGGACGGTTGCATCCCAGTCGTTGGCAAGAGCATCGTAGTCCCACTCCCCGTAGGATGCGTTGTCTTGGATGATGAAGCGAGGGTTCTTGCTCTCCTCCCACGTTGCTACATAAACTGGGACTTGTTGTAGCCCCGCCTCAATGCAAGCACGATACCTCATGTTGCCCCCAAGGATCGTGTACGATGGGTCAACTACAATAGGACGAGCCTGGAGCATCTCAGGAAAGTCCCTGATGCTTTGAACTAGCTTCTTGAACTTGTCCTTAGATATGGTTCTAGGGTTCGAGGGATTCTCCCGAATCTCGTTGATTCTTGATGTAGTCATCTGCGGTTTTTACTATGTTCCTGAAGGTCTCTCGTATGTGGTAGTCATTGACTGCGAGGTTTAAAAGCACCTCCCACGCTTCGTCGTTGGACACCAATACCTTGAAGTGCTGGTTGTCCTCCTTCCTTTCGGACGTGAAGACTACCCACTCATCAGCCTGATTGATGAATCTCTTTGCTTTCCTTGATGTCATGCTTCTTCTAGTAGTTCGTTCATCTCCTTGATCATCTTCTTCACGCATGGAGCGCACCCGCTGACCTTCTGATTCTTTCGAGTGATGGCATTGTAGAGCGTGGTGAGCCTCTTGTTCTGCTCTCCTGTGATACGGTTGTCATTTATCTCCTTCAGCAATGCCCTCAACTCTTTGAGGTCGCTCGGTTTGATGGTGCTTCTCCACTTGTGGATAGGGCAACTAGCTATCTTGAGATGGGTCTTGACGGGCATAATGCAGCCGCATAGCTTCTTGGTGGTGTTCTTGTACTTGACACGCTCTCCTAGTCCAAGCGTACCACATGACTGGGTAGCCTTGACGAAGTGCTTACACTTGCGACATATCTCAAGTCGCTGATTTCTGATTTCTGAGGTAACTAAAAGCATCCTTGATCTTCTTCTTTGTTCTATGTAGTGATGTGTGAAGCGTCTCTAGAGCGATCCCCGATTCACGCGAAAGCTCAGAGATATTCTCCCCATTGAGCCATAGCCTAAAGACCGTTTGGTCAAACCAAGACAAGCGGTCGGTGAACAGTTCCAGTTGTTCCCTATTGAGTGCATCATCTATACTAACGCGCTCACTAGGAATGTCATACAATATCTCTTGGGTGATGGTGTAGTCACGCTTGAACTTGCCCCGCGTGGCCTCTATGTACATGGCCTTTCTGAAGTAGCCATCGGGATTGCGCATGACCTTCTCTAGGTCTTGCCTGACAACCCTCAAGTAGACGTGGTTGACTAGGTCGGAGGCATCGCGGTGATACCTCCTACCATACCTCACAAGTTGTGGGTACTCTTTGGTGAGCCATTCATCAAAGTCCTTTCTCCTCGTTGATTCTTTCACACTCGACTTTGAATACTTCTATCATCTCCCTCAGTTCATGCACCCCGTACTTTTTGGTTGTCTTGGATAGGTGGTACAACTCCTCAGCCGTACCCTCCCCATACTTCTTGTCCAACTCTTGACCGAACTTGTATTGCTCTCCACCCCTAAAGGCATTGTCCCTCTTGGACTGGCATTGCACATTCTTGACGTTCCACCTAGTACTCATGCAAGCGCGGCTCATGAAATGGCCTGCGTCCATCTCAGTCCAATGCTTGACAATACCTGACGTAAAACAAGGGGAGAAGCCCCTTTCATCTGCGACCCGTGTTCTGATATATCGGCTGAATACTTGGTCTAGTTTCTTCACCAGCCTTTGGCGTTCCGTTGGCACGGGCTTTAATATAAATACATATAGTATTACAAACCAAATATATGCGCCTTACATTGGGGACGATGAAACAAGTACTATTGATTTTCGTGGTCTTCCTCTCAGGTTGCATCGCGTCCGCACCCTCTCGGCTCTACGAGCATCCCGAACGCTACAAGTGTGAGTTGATTCTAGAAACCGAGTGGGACTCGACCTATCCTGTGAAGACCTTTCATAAGGTTTTTCAACTGGATGCCGTGTACATTGACCCATACTTCAAGACGGAATATCGTCTAGTGGCTACCGATGACCCTACTCAGTTTGCTCTTCAAGTGGTGATTGACTAACCTTTTGACATCAAATCTCGTTAGAGGGGTATGTGGTCTACATACATCATGGACTTGCTCTTGTTGCTACAAGCGTATGGCACAAGCCCACATCCTGGTAGTCAGGCATTCGAGCTTGACTTCAATGGTGACGGCCTGATAGGTATGTACGACTTTCTTGAAATGCTCGCACAACAACCCCCTCTCTGATGGATGACTTCAGACCAAAGAAGCAATACCATCAGGTTGTCAAGGCCGTCGTGTCCAAGGACTTCAAATTCATCCACATTGATGCGGGCATAGGGGACAACGGCATACAACGGATCGTAACTGACACGAGTGAGAGCGACGTAGCCCACGTCTATCTCTACCCCATCATTGACAAGATTGTGCGTGACGAGTTTCTAGACCTTCAAGACATGGCTCTCACCATCAAGATCACTTGGGTATGAGGTCAGCTATCAAGTGAGAGTTGGTTGCTGAACACCCTCAACTCGGCAGGGTTGGTAGTCCTTGATCCTGTCGTCATAGTGAGCGTACTTATCATTTCGCTTGCGATTGTAGGGGGGCGAGGTGATGACTACATCTACAAAGTCATCAGGCATCTTGCTCTTTGTTTATAGGCAGTCCTCGCAATAGATGGTGTCTTTTTCAAGAGTCATAGGTGTCCTGTTTGGGTACTGATTTCCAGTCGCTCTCTCAAGTCTTTTATAGTCTTGGCATCTTCAACCATGTCAGCACTCATGTCAGCGATTTGCTCACGCAAGGCTTTTACGGTTGCCTCAAGAGTCTTCTCGTGTAGTGTCTTGCTCATCTCTCTTGCGTTGTTCGTATTCTTCTATGTCGGTGTTGGGGTATGGGATAAACTCCCAGCGTTCGGGGGCGCGTTGAGGCAAGTCAAGAGAGTTGACAAAAGCCTTCCACTTAGCCTGCTGCTCAGGGGTTATAGGTGGCAAGTTTTTAACCTGGGCTTTGGATCGATCGTGCTGACGTTCCATGTACTCGGCACGCTCTGACTCGTGGCTCTTGAATATATCTACCAGCTCAGGCAGCTTGAGACGCTCGTACATCTTGCCATAGTACCCCGCTTTCAAGCGTGTGCAAATGACCTTCCATTCTTCGAGCTTCATGACGGGAAACTCCTCAATGAGATAGCTCACCGCTTCGATGTAATCACCCTCATGCCTGAAAGATTTGTTCATTTCTAGGTAGTCAACCGCATCTTTGAGGAGTGCGGTGAGGGTCATGTGGACGAGTTGAGGTTCTCTCTTGAACGCGCCCTTCACGTTGAGTCCGGTATCCCATGCCTTCTCAAGGGTCATCTTGACCGAGGGTGCTGAGATAGTCTCTATACTTGAGTGAATCGAATTTTTTGCTAGTTCTTTTGTCATCTTTGATTGGGAATAGCCCTTGATAGTTTTGGGCAATGCTTTGTTGAATGATGGCTAGGGCAGTCTCAAGGTCGAGGTTGGAGATTTTGCCTAGGTTGCTGAGTGCGCTTTGCTCACCCCTCAAGGTGTACTTGCGTAGCCTCCTATCTCGTCGCTCTTGTATCCATTCAGCCCATGCCTTCTTGAATCGTTCATCTTCAAAAGGGTAAACCAATTCCCTTACAGTAGATGTATCAGTACTTGGACTAGTACTTGTATTAGTAGTGGGACAATCTGACCCGTTTGAAGAGACATTTTGACTCGTATCAAGGACATTGTGTCCAGCATCATGGTCAATTTGTCCCGATTGGTAGAGCGACCACGCAAGCCTCTTGCGCTTCGTCCCACCTATACGGATCAAACCCATCTCACTTAGCTTCTTCATAGAGCGTGAGACCGTCTTGACTGACACGAACAACTCTTGTGCAAGGGTGTCGTTCGTCTTGTAGAAGGTCTTGCCATTTCCTGTGAAGGAGTGTATGTCAGCAAGTAGCACCTTGTCTACTGCCGATAGCCTAGGGTGTAGCCATATCTCAGCATCAATCCAAATGCCTTTGAATTGCCTTTCCATTATGCCCAGCGTGGAGCATCAAGGGTGAAGAAGTTGTCTGCCTGAGCGTAGCCTTGTGGCTCACCATCCCAAGCCTTGAACTTCTCAATCAGGTCATAGAGTTTGGCTCTACCCCTGTCGAGGTACTCGTCAGAGATGTAGTAGCTGACCACGTTGTATGGTGCTTGAGTCTCACAAGCAACTATCCAAAAGTCACGCAAGCCCGTCAACTCGCAATAGACGGCAGCTTGCAAGTAGTAGTCAAAGTTCCAGGCACTACGCTGAAACTCTTGGGGGCTTGCATCTCGACACGTCTTGAGGTCTACTAGGTAGTTCACACCCATCGCGTCAACAAAGCCACGAAAGGGAAGACCTTTGATGTCACCCGTGACCTCTACTTCATAGCGATCCGCAAGGGATATGAGGTCGTGGTGGTCTTGCATCTTCACCGCATCGCTGACCCTACTCACCGTGTTCCAGTCAGACGAGTTGAGAAAGGTTGTCTCAGGGCGTTGACCAGCCATCTCAAGATAGGCTTTGGTGTTTTTGCGATGTTCGCTGAGGTCATACGTTACATCAAATCGGTCAGGCTCTAGCACCGCGCAATGTATGGCCGTTCCTAGTTCCATAGCTGGACTCGGTTTAGAGTCTCCAGCGATGTATGAGAGATAGTGATTGGGACTCTTGCCAAACGCTTTGAGGCTAGAGTATGAGAGTGGTCTACTTGGGGTCATCGTTTCTTAGTTTTCAGTTCGCTTTCTCGGTGCAACACCTCGGCACTCAGTTGAGTCCAAGTGGTATCACATAGGCTAACAATCTCAGGGGCATACTTCAGCATTCCCCTTGGGTTTGCCGTGTGCCAGTTGTACACGGTCTGAGGCCGTACCTCAAGGGCTTTGGCGCAATTCAACTGCGATCCAAACTTCTTCTTGATGAACTTCTTGAGGTCGTTTTCATGATGCTTTCTCTTCATGTCTTTTGGTTTTAGAATGGCAGTTCTCCAAATATTGGGCTGCCTTGTTTGTAGTCTTCAGGTTGTGGCTCTCCATGCTTGTCGGTGGTGTCATATCTGAAGTGCCAGCCATGCTTATCACCGAGCTTCTTCCACTTCTCGTACTTGGCTTCGAGCCTAGCCTTCTCAATGCGAGTCTTGTCAGACGGATGGGGAATGAAGTAGTAGCCCTTGTCGGTTTGGCCTACTATCCCCTTGTCATTCATTTCACTCAGCCTTGCTCTGACGGTGATGACACTAACGCCAATGCGATAGCTTACCTCCTCGGCTTTAAGGAATCGGTCTCCAAGAGCGTACATGATGCGTCGCTCTTTGTCGGGTAGCGTAGGCAAGATGTCTTGATACGCTTGTAGGCTTCTCAGGCTCATACCGCGTCTCTTGTTTGGATGAGTACACGAGCCAAGTCAAGTGCTTGATTCAAGTAGTCCTTGTACGACACGTCCTCGGCACACTCGCCCATGATGGCTACTGCCGTTTGCAACGCCCAAGAGTTTTCGATTCTCTTTTGTGTGGCTGGGTCTTGACCCCTTGGAGTGAAGCTGCCAGCCTTCTTGATGCGTAGCTTCGTTCCAAACTTGTTTGTAGTTGAGGTGTACTCTACCTCGTCACCTACCCCATAGGGAGGGGAGTCGGGTGAGGTGCTAGAAGCAACGCCCTTTGATCCGTCTTCCATTTCGACCTCATAGTCATACATTGTACCTGATTGTCCTTGCCAAGTGTTCTCGGTCTTGACCACCGTTTTGATTTTAGATGTTGCCATCGTCTTGGGTTTTTGGGTTTACTTGTTCTTCTTCAAATGAGATACGTCTAAGAGTGGTGTCATTCCCATACTTGATGAGGTCATTCTTTATGCGTATCAAGATGTTGTCTATGTCCATAGTGCAATAGGCACTCGGTCTCCCCGCCCAAAAATGGTGAGCGCGGTATTGAATGTAGGTCAGCCAAAACTTCAAATCTTCGTTCTCCTGGATGAGAGTCTTCTTGCTGGTGTAGGGGGGTTCTCTGAAACTCATGGCTTCTTGCTAAACGCTTCCTTGACGTGACGCTTGAAGTCCTCTATTGCGCGTCTCTCATTAGCCTTCACGACTTGTCTGCTAATCCATTTGCGCCATTCATTGAAGTCGTGGATCGGCTCTTCAGGGTAGGAGGTCTTGAATCCTTTACTCATCGTCCCGATATGGTTTGGTGATGCTTGTCGTGCTTGGCATCTCTTGCGGTGTACAAGATGTCCAACTCAAAAAGGGATGATTGTAACCTCCCCTTGTGATAGTCTAGGTCTTTGCGTAGGTGTTCAATGAGGCTCTCATCGATCTCGTTTGAGATACCTACCTTCTCCTTCCAAACTTCGAGAGCGTTAGTGGCCTTTTGGATTTTCTCAGAGTGATAGTTCTTTGTCCATTCTTCACTCTCAATCCTCTTCTCAATGTATTCTAGTACGTCTTTCATAGTGTTTGAATTGTGTTTCATGGTCGCAATGTACAAACGAATTGTAATAATCCAAGCCCATAAGCAAGATTTATTCAAAAAAAGTAGCGACCCCTTTTGAGAGCCGCTACCAAAACACTATGAAACTAAGTCCGTAAAGTAGACCACTCTTGATGGTAGGACATCACCCGTACTGCTGAAAAAAACTGATGAGAGGGATAGGGTTAGCGTTCTAACTCTCTAGCCCTCGTGACCTGTGATGCCCATAGGCCACACAAATATAGTCAAGATTTTTGCTCGAAGAAGCTGAGACAAAGGGGAAGTATGCCTATGAAGCAAAGCAAAACCCCTAGGGGTTCTATCTCTCCATTCATACTAGTCAGAGCATAGATGACTATTGTGCCTCCTATGGTTCGCTTTGCGCTCCATCGCTTGAGGTCACCTTTGCTCTTGAAGACTTCAGTCACATCCAACTTGCTGAGGAAGTTGAGTAGGGGGTTGGGTTTTTTCATTCTGATCCGAGTGTCATAAGGCAGTTGATAGCGACCTCTCCACCAATCACCACACCACACCCTATGGCTTGCTTCTTGTAGTGTCGTGCGTAGGCAGCCGCATAAGCCTCATGGTCTATGCCACAACCTACCTGCATTCCAAAGATTCTGAAGTTCCGTCCTACCATCCAGTCAACGTAGCAAGCCGTGTGAATGTGGCCTTGAACCGTGGACATCATATCGTTTTTTGCCTTGGTTCGTGCCGTGCCTCCCTCCCCGTGGACGTATTGGACACCGTCTATCTCCAGGTGTTCAACCCAATCCCAGTTAGTGCCTAGCACTTCGTTGTACGACTTGACCCACGCTTTAGGTATAGACGAGCTGAATGCCTTACGCATGATGATTCTATCATGGTTGCCTATGAGAACATGAGCCTTGGGGAAGGCTTCGCTCCATCGGGCTACATGGTATATGGCTCTCTCTAACTCTTCCCCACCACCAAACCCATCGGGGTCAGTCTCATGATAGGACGAGTAGTGATTGTCGATGATGTCACCGATGAATACGACGCGGTTGCAGTTGTGCCGAGAGTAGATGTCTTGGCAATGCTCTAGGTATCCATCTAAGTCAAAGGGACAATGAAGGTCACCAATGACTAGGACACGAGAAGTCTTCTCGGTGAGCCAGTCGTAGGCTCTCCTCATGCTCCCCTTTATGCGTGGTCGTATCTCTCTCAGTATGTCCAAATCACATCTTGAGGTTTGGCTTCGTCGAGGTCTACATGAATGAACGTAGAGCCTATTCCAACGCGTCTAAAGCCAGCATCAAGGAACGCTTCAATCATCAAGTACCTCTTTCGGCTATCGTCACAATGAATGTCAGCGGCTATGCCAAGGAGGTGGCTACTATTCTTGGAGGTTTTGTATCCACGCTGGGTAAGGTCTCGATGATGCTCCACCGTGCGAAAGCCACTCGTCACAATCATGGGATACCCATAGATGTCACGCGCAATGTCTAGACGCTCCAAGAAGTCATCGTCCATCATCTCCCCTGAGCCTGGCTTGTCGGGCGAGTCAAACTCTTCTCTCTTGAAGTATTTAAGAGTCATATCCCTTTCGCGCTATGAGTAGCTTCAACTCTTGAATACCCTCTACGCACTCCTTGACAAGGTCTTTAATCTCTGACCTGTCACGCTCTAGGACGTGTACTCTTCCCTTCAGTTTAGCTACTTCGGTGTTCATCTTTACCCAGACCCCTAGAATCGCTCCGATGCTTGGGAGCAATGAGGTCAATATCACTTCTAGTTCCATGCTGTTTCTTGAGCCATGTTTGCAATCGCTTTACGTTCTCCTTTCTTGTTTGTGCCATATCAACAATCAATACATCTATCAAGCACGTTAGCCTTTCGGTAGGTGTACTTGATGTCTTCTACCCCGTGGCTCACGGTCATACCATTCTGATTGTACGAGATGCGCTCAGGCTGCATATCGGGACTGGTGTTGCTCGTGTACTCAGGGTAGCTAGACGCGTTATGAATTAAGTAAGACACTAGACGCTCGGTGTAGAATTGAGCGTTCTGACGCGCTCGCTCTACCTCTCGGTGTAGGTCTTGCTCGGAAATGGGTTGGGCATTGTCAGCACTACGGATCATCAAGCCCCCGTTGTCAAGACGCACATAGAGGTTGGGAATCAACTCTACGAGAGTCCACCAACAAGTGACCTTCCGAACGTAGCTATCAAGGAGGGTTTCATACACCCCACTCACGCTACCCCCGCTGATGTCGCTCTTGAGCTTGACCAAGAGGTCAGTCCCCAAGTAGGCTTGTAGGTACTTGTCCTGAGCCAAGATGATGGCTGGGACGATGATGCTATCTTCTACACTCCCGTTCAGAGAGGTGAGACGCTTGACGAGGTCGGTGTTTACGAATAAGACTTCTGCGGTTAGTGCCATAGTTATCGGGGGTTGATGTAGCCTTGGTTGGGCATATTGCGAGGCTTGATGTCTTGCCTCCCTTTGGGTTCGCTTTTGATTTGGTTTGCCTTACGCTCTTCGATAGGCAGTCGAGAGATGATGCGTCGTGCCTCAGCTACGCTAATCTTCTCATTGTTCTTGAATCCGTCTTGAGCCTTCTTTAAGTAGGTCTGACGAATCCACCTATGACCACATTGAGGGCCGCCCTTAAACTCCCAAATGGAATAGGTGTCAGCCCCTGCCTTGCCAAAGCCAGGATTCACCGCCAGCTTCTCGGCAGCGATGATGTCTTCTTTACGCCACACCCTTCTAGCCCTCACCATCTTCTTGCAGAAGTCACGGCTATTGTCTTGCAACTTCCCGTCATACTTGTAGCGAATACGAACGATGTCATTGTCCATCTCGCTTGGACGCTTGGAGTCTCCAGGTACACGACGAGCAAAGTGCCACAACTGGTCACGAGCCTCCTCAAGTTCTAGGTCAACCTCTACCTCATCAATTAACTCATAGGCTTCATCTACCTTCTCCCCCTTCTCCATTAGGTATGCAAGGGTGGGGCTGAGGTCGTAGTCAGACTTGAGATGGGTGCAACACCCATGCTCATGCTTCCTTTTTTTTTTGATTGAGGCTAGACGCTCGATGGCATCTTCAGCCTTTGCGTTGTCTTGGAAGAGAGCCTTAGCTACATCGGGATCAAACTGAAGCATTTGAATCAAGAAGACAATAGCTTGCTCTTTGGTGATGAGACCTTCTCCAACCTTGACAATGATGTCTAGACCTGATGTGATTTGGGCCCCGTTGTACGAGGCTTCTTTGTCGATGGTCACTTCATCCACGCTCTCGGTTGATTCTTCTTGTGGTGCGTCTTGTGTAGCCTCCTCGGTGCTTGCGCTTGGTGCGCTCACCACTTCAGCTACGTCAATAACAATGGATGGGTTCAACCCACTTGCTACAAGGATACGCTTGACCGCATCCTTGATGATGCGTTGGAAGGGCTTGACTACTTGCTCATCAAAAAGGTCAGAGGCAATATCTAACTCTTGTTGGTTGCCTAGCTGCCCTGCCGTCTTCACACCGAACATAGCTGGACTTACCACGCGGTGTCCAATCATCACCTTGTCCGTGGCCTCAGTCGAGAGAAACTCGTATTGTTTGTCAGCGTCCGACAAGGGGAACGGTTCAAAGTCGGGCTTCCTATCGGGTTGATCCGAGTAGGTCACAATGAACTTGCCCGCATTGGTAGTGCCTGACAACTGACGCTCTATGTCATTGCGAATCTTCCTACGCTCTTCAGGTGCTGGCACACCATTCTTGAAGTGGATAGTAAAGGAAGGGGCAAGGCCATTGCGGATGTTGTTGACGTGGTACTTGCTAATCTCCTTGTCAAGCTCGATGTAGTTGACTGCACCGATATAGTCGGGCTTGGGGTAGTAGAATGACCCTGGAGCAAAGGGCTTGACGTAGAGTACTTGGTTGGGGTACTCGTTCTTGTGTTCGGGGTCAAAGGCTTTGACCTTGACTGGCTCTTCTCTTTGGTCGCTCCAATCTCTAGAGAACCAATAGAAGTCAACCTCATCTTGTTCATTGGCCTCGGCACTACGCAAGTTCTCAAAAGGGCAATGCTTGATACTCGCAACCGTTGTGCGGTCAATGCTGAAGCCAATTTCTAGAGCGAAGCCACCTTGAATCTTGAGGTCAAGGCAAGCCTTCCGTAGTTCGTCATCAAAGCCCCACTCTTGTAGCTTCAATCGTGTCTCAATGTCTGACGCGCTGACACCATTGCCGAAGACCATCTGACTGATAGTATTGCACAAAGCACCATGCACCGCACTCGACTTGTAGAGGTCAACGAGGTATTGTGGGAAGAGGTTGTCATCACCATAGTTCACCCACCCTCGTGGGTTGGGAGTCTCATTGTATGACCTCTCTTGGTATTGGGATAGTTTCAGTATGTCCATTATTCGTAATATACGACGTTATCAGGGATGGTGATACTAGGCATAGACCACGCATCTTCACCGAGAAAGGTCATCAAGCCACGCTCCAACTCACCCCATACGGCTGAGTTGGTAGGGTCAAGGTTGCTATCTGAGTTTTGACCATAGATGATGTAGGAGTACTGGCCTGATTCGGAAATCAAGATGCTCCCTTGGTCGGGTCTATGAGCGTGAGTGCTAATAGTTAACTCAGAGTATCTCTCGTTGTCTTGTTGCAAAGTGCCTTGAGAGGTGGAGAAGAGAGCATAGTATTTCTTGTCGCTCTGAAGCGATTGAATCTGCACGAGGTAAGACCTGAATGTCAGCCCAGGGAAGTCCTTCTTGCGTTGGAACGGGGTGACGTACATCGTCTGACTTGCGGTATTTGTTTGTAGTGTGACCATGCTAGATAAACAAAAAGGGGAGGAAGCATTGAGCAACCTCCCCCTTTCAGTTAAACCAAAACTCTCTTACGATGCTGCCGTAAAGGTGATGTTACCACCTGAAGTGGTAGTCAACTGAGGGGCTGCCGTCAACTCCATTGCGGTGATTTCGACGGTTGCACCATTCAAGTCACCCACGGCTTGTCCGCTAACGAACGTGCCACCAGTAACCTCACACCCATTGACGTGACCCATCACCCAGTACACATCGTTCTTGTCACGAACGATAACTGTGAGACGTGCCTTGTTCAGGTCTGCAATCTCAGCAACGTCAGCCGCTGCCATCTTGTTGAAGCTCAGACTCAACACCTGTTGGTAGTGTACACTTCCATTCTCAGTAGAAGCATTCACCGTCTGAGTGAACGAAGATGATCCGGCTTGCATCTCAAATTGGAAGACTTGGAGAGCCGCTGCGCTATCGCTAATCGCACCCGATGAGGGGGCGGCAAAGCCACCTGTGCCAGCGTAGGGCGCAATGTAAACCTCTCTGATTCCTCCAAGCGCATCTTTACATTGAAGTGCGCGTCCTGTGATAGTAATACTACAAGCCATGCGTCAGGGATTAAGAGTAGATGTATCCCGTTGACACGTCACCGTAGTTGCCTACTTGCGTACCACCGCTGAAGCGCATTGCAACACGGACGTTGTCTGAAGCGTCAGTCAAAGTCATGTCAACAAGCGTTGCCTCAATTTGGTCAGTAGCGAGGTTGCAACCGAAGTGGAGGTTCTCAATCGTAGTGAAGATGAGAGCGTCATTCGGCATGCCTGCTGGAGCAATAATCTGATAACCCATGTAGGTAGTTGGGACTGCCCCAGTCAAGATAGCCCCTTGATTTGGTGCGCTTGCGGCTGCAAGGTCAGTAGTAACACCACCCAACGCACGTTGAAAGAGGTACAATGACTTACGGCTCATAAAGATTTTCGCGTCAGAATTGTTCAATACCGCGCTTGATCCGTTGCCTACAACCTCATCAACCTTGTCAAGGATGTTCCCTGAAGACAATCCCCCAGTCAAGTTGGTTGGGGTAGCTGCAAGGCTTCCGTTGTTGTCTACGATGTTGTGGAAGATGCCGTCAAAGTGAGGGGCAATACCGCCCGTAGCTGCACCCGTAGTAGCGTTGAAGTTACCCTGCCAAATAGCGCGCTCCACACCTTCTGAGACTTTGCCAGCCAAGAACTGGAGCAAGAAGGTCTCAAAGTTTGGAGGCAAGCGGTCGCCCATCAAAGAGCGTCCAGTTTGGAGAGCCTCCCAGTCAGAACGGAAGTCACCCTTACAAAGTTCCTGATTGACCTTCAACTCGGTTGGTGTCAACACCACTTCGTCAAGGTCGAGGTCATTTGCGTTGGCTGAGAAGTCGCACCCGTAAGCGTCGATGATTTCAGCCGCATTGCTCAACTTCTTGAGTACTGCCTTGAATTTTACGTTCTCGTGAACGGTGATATACCCACTAGCGATAGTGTCAGCACTAAGAATCGCGGGGGCAATGTATGGCAACGCCAATTCGCCTGCATACGAACTAGAGTTGATGTCCAATGATTTAGCCATTGTCTCTTATTGATTTGAATAGATTTCGTAAATAGCGTTGACGCGATCCTTAGCGTCGAGGCTCTTGATGTCAGAGAACGTCATGCGCTTTGCATTGGCCTTGCTCTGACGAAGGCCACCCTCAGCACGTTGGCTAGAGAGCATATCTCTCATAGTTGAAAGTTCTTCCTTGGTGTCTTTGACCTCTTCAGTAAAAGCCTTCTTCGCTGCCTCTACTGCCTTGTCAACTGCCTTGTCAATAATTGCGGTCAACTCCTCCTCGGTCACGTTGAACGTCTCTTCTTCTTTCTTGTCTTCCTCCATAGCGGTCTTGTCTTCCTCCTCATGGTCACCCATCTTCTTCTCTTCGTCTTCGTGTTCTTCAGCCTCTACCATTTCGGCAATCTTCCCGTCAGCAACAACGGTCTTGCCTCCTTCAGCGTACTCGTATTCTCCGTCAGGAAGTGGCATACGCTCACCCTCCTCATTGACGATGAATACATCAACACCAACGGCAAAAGCGTCAGCGTCGGTATAGATTTCCGTGCCGTTGGCAAGAGTCTTCTTTGCCATTTCGGTCTTATCATCTTTGTGCTCGTCCATCTTTTTTTCTTCTTCCTCGTGCTTGTCGAGGTGGACTGAGTATTGTTCAAAGATGTCTTGAATGCGGTCTTTGAGATTCATGATAGTATAACGATTTAAGGGGTTGTATTCTTACATTCAATCAAGCCTTTTGCGACTTGGGGTGCTTCTTGGGAAGTAGGTCATTGTCTCCCGTGTACTTCTTGTTTTGAGGTCTGCCGTTCTTGACGAGGTACAAGAAGGCATTGACACGGGCAAAAGCCCAAGCACTTGCGCTCTTGATCTTGGGTGAGTGGCTGACATTGAATGCCCCTAGCCCACGTTGGAAGACTGCCTTGAGCATCCCAACATTGACCCCGTATCCTAGCTTCTCCTTGTAGCGTTCGTTGAAGTCATCACTCTTTTGTTTCAAGGTGGCTTCATCCTTCTTGCTCACCTTAGCGGATCGAGTGTCACTTGCATCACCCTTAGCCGTCCCCTTGCCCTTGGGGTTCTTGTTGGGCGTGTCAGACTTAGGGGCTTTCTTGCTTGGTCGCACCCCACCCCGTGGCCCTACCTCAGCTAGGTTATGCTCCTTGCATGGCATATACCAAGTCTTGCCTTGGAAGTCGTGGGTATGGAATCCGTCACACCCGATGTCCTTGGCAGCCTTGAGAGCTGCCTCTTCCGTAGAGTAGGCTAGTCGGTCATTGATGATGGCTTGATGCTCGTTGACTACTCGGCTCTCTAAGTAGGTTTGTAGCATTTGTTCAAGGGCGTGTAGTCCTAGTTCAACCTCAAGGGCTGACAACAACTCTAACTCTTTGAGCTTGGACGTTGCCCACCTGAGACCAGCCTTGCCACCCCAAGCGTCATACATCAACTTGCCACACCCGTCATCGTATGACTTGGACTTCTCTAGGTCTCCAGCATGACGCTCTAGATATGACTTCATTCTCTTGATGACATCCACGCTCACGGGGTCTCCCTTGGCTAGTTGGCTAGTCCTTTGCTTCCCGACTGCCGTGCCACAAGACCCCCACCCATTCTTCTCTACATACTCCATCACTCTCTTTGCATTGTTCTTGACTGCATCGGGGTAGTCGGTGTACGATTCAAAGACGTTGTACCCTGACTTCTTTCGCTTGTCTTTCTTGACACCATACCGAGCCATCTTCTCACGCTTCTCTACCTCCATGCGGTCTACGAAGAAGCCCTCAATAGAGAAGCCCTTGACCTTGCCCGACTTGATGTACTCGTTCCATATAGCCTCGTTCTCTACTTTGATAGACACCATCCATGTTCCTACCGGAGCGTCAAGGCCATACTTTCGGCTCTTGTCCATCTCGTCATCTTCGACAAGCCACGACTCTACAACACTCAGCCCACGGATCGTATGCTCATGTTCAAGGGTCATGTTCGTTTGGTTGCCATAGGACAAGAACAACTCCATTGCTTTACGCACGGTCGACTTGCTGAAGTAGACGTAGTACTCTTCCCCTTCGTTGTCCTTTCGGTAGATAGGCTTGTCAGGAATCAGAGCCGCCCCCATGACGATACGCTTGTCACCATCCACCTTGGCAAAGTGGGTCATCTGAGCATGACGCTTCAGGGCTACAAAGTCTGACTCAATAGCGGGAAACTCTACGAGGCTAATCGCGTCGATGCCAAACAACTCGGCATCATCATCTATCACTAGTTCTAATATCTTCATCCTGGAAGGCTTGCTTGGTCTGAAATGAGTTGGTCTTGTTGTTGGGAGTTGGTGACTTCGTTGCTTAGAACGAAGGCTTGAAGGTTGGTGCTTGCCCCATCTCCCAAAAAGGATAGGTCAAGGGTAGGGGCTGCCCCCGTACCAGCACCTCCACCACCACCCCCACCACCTGAGTCAGCTACGCTCGCTGGCTCGACAAAAGGCATAGGGGCTGGTGCTTCAAATCTTTGCTTCTTGATAGCCGCCACTTGAGCGAGTCCACTTGTCACCGCAATACCAGCCGCGATACCCGCCCTGATAGGACTCGTTGGGTCTCCTGGAATCAGTTGGGAGGTGAATGCTTTGGTAGCACCGAGGTAGGTAGAGATGAGGGCTTGTGCAATTTGCAAAGCCTTACCCCTATTGAACGCTCTCTTTTGTGCCTTGGTCTCAAGTGCTTGTTGTTCGTTGAACTTCTTGATAAGACGGTTCTTCTCAGCCACGTTCTCGGTCTCATCAATCTGAGTCCGCAACGCGGCCTCTGCCTCTTGCTCTGCAATGGTTTGTGAACTGAAGGCTTCGTTCAACGCTTGCAATGCGCTCAGACCCTCCATAGCCATTTGTAGCTTTTTCTCCCTCTGCTCCATATCGGCCTCAAGGTCAGCCAAGCGATGAGCCTCCTCCATCGCGTCAAGCTCGGCTTGTTGGGTCTCTAGTAGTTCCTTCGTATCAAAGCCATACTTCTCCGCTTGACGTAGTTGCTCCTCATAGTGTAGGGCTAAGTCGGCCAACTCTTGCTCTTGTGCTGCCTTTCGTATGGACTCTTCATCTTTGAGCAACGTAGCCTTGAGTTGATTCAAGCCACGTTCACGGGCTTCCTGAGCGTCAGCAAATGCGATACGCGCATCTTCCAACTCTTGCTCTAGACCCTGCACCTTGGTCATCATCTCAGTTTGGATACCTAGACCCTCCTCAATGATGGCTTGTTGTTCAATCCGAAGCTCATTGATCCGCTGAGTCCTCTCCTCGGTCTCGCCCTGAATGGCTTGTTCTTCTCTCAGCAAGGCTATCTCCCTATTGATGAGACCCTCTCTCTTTGCCCTCAATGCCTCCTCTTTTGCGGCTGCTTCTTGTGCGGCTGCTACACGCTCCTCGATAGAGAGCGTCAAGTCATCAGACTGCCGCTTTAGTTCTGCTATCTCAGCCCGTGAGGTAGCTTGCTCAAGGTTCAATGCACGTTGGGCATCTCGTAGCTTAATCTGCTTGTCAGCCAAGTCGACGGCTGCCGTGGCATTTTCGACGACGGCTGGGATGACCTCTTCTTTGATGTAGGTGGCAAGCTCTACAAATGGTTCTTTAAGTTTCTCCTTGTTCTCCTCTTGCTTGACTACAAGGTCGGCAAGTTGGTTATCAATCTCTCTAACGGCTTGCTTCATCTCTGAAGCGTCGCCACCAAAAAACTCCTTGGTGCCGATGGCCGCTTCAAAGGCAGCCCTCTTGATGTTAAGGAGACCTCGTCTGACGGGGTTGATAGAAGCGTCAAGAAGCGTCTTCATATAGTCACCCAAGGCAACGAACTTCTCTCTAAGGCTTTCAACGGCCTCCTTTGGATTGTTGAAGGCATCAATCAGGGTTTGACCCAAGGGCATGACAAGGTCAGCAAGCACCTTGAAGGTTGCCCCAAGGATAGCCATTCCCTTCTCTATTGCGTCGGTGACTGGCTTCAGTTCGAGTAGCTTGGCAACAAGCCCCCCGACAATAGCTACAATAGCCCCAATGCCTGTGGCAATGATAGCCTTGCCCAATAGCTTGAAGCCTGTTGCACCCATTTTGGCCGCTTTGCCCAAGCCTGCAAACCCCTTGCCCCCCTTCTTGCCTACATCACCAGCCGAGTCACCAACGTCTTCAAGTCGTTCTTTTACCTCATTGAGCTGCTTGGTGATTTCACCAGTATCCATATCGACCTCAAGGGTCATCACCTTTTTAGCGTCAGCCATCAGAGCAATTCAATTACGGCACACACGATCCACACCACCCCCAAGCCATAGGCAAGGAGATAGATGCTGGTAGCTAGATAGTCTACCCATCGTGGTACTTGGTAGGGTTTCTTCATCGGTTCTGCGTCATTGACCAGGAGGTCAATCGCTTCCATGATATAACTTCTCTCCTTCATATTTCTTACTAGACGGGGGACGGGAAAGTGCCAGCGGTAAGACAACGGGGGTTGCCTCCAGCTCTATCAGGAAAGTAGATGTACCCATACTTCACGCAACACTCTTCCGAGCCAAAGTCCGTAGTTGAGTTGTTGAAGGTGATGAAGCCTTGGGCACTAACACCAGTCGGTATGTCATCGCAATCCGCGATGTCACTAAGGACTTTGATCAGCTTCACACTACATGGGGCAACCTGAGTAGCGTCAAAGCCTGTTATCTCAAGCACTCGGTAGTAAGTCCCCTCAATATAGATTTGGTCATTGAATTGAAAGTCTTGGATGTCCTGGGTAGTCAAGAGCATCTTGCAAGTCAGCATCCTTGCGTCTGATGAGTACAACTCATTGACCAGCCCAGCCCAATAGGTTTGGTAGAGGGTGTTGAACGGGTGCGCGATATTGGGGATTATAGGAAACTCATACCCAAAGTTGAGGTCAAGGCTAGAGACGGTAGGCAAAACCTCCGAGGCTGCGGTTGCTGAGTAATTACTGAAAACAGGGAAGAAGGGTTGTGGAGCGCCATTAGAGCCGTCGTCAAGCCGCAATACAATGTCAGGGTACTGACTGCTCACACCATTCCAATACGCAAGCCGTGGCTTAGGCTTTGACACACCTGCTCCATTGGCTTGGATACATCGGTGCAAGATGAAGCTATTGTCAGGCAATAGACTCATCGTGTGTGGCGCAAACCCTGTTCTACTCTCGTAGTCTCCTCTGCTAAAATCGTTCTCCAAGTCGAGTATCTCCATTTGACCATACACCCTACCCGCACCTTGTTGTATCGCATCATTTAAGAAGTCCTGACCCTCGGCATGGGTGAACTTGTACTTTGAAGATTGGATGTCGGTAGTAGGCTCAATGACGATGTCACTCGTGAAGTCAATCTTGTTCGTCCAATCCTTCTTAGTCCCTGACGCTATAAAGTCTTGAAATGGCTCTATCGTAATCTTGGTCGGATCAAGAGCGTCGGGGATGAAGACGAGGTTGAACATTTTTTGGAGTGAGCTGACAAAATCAATCTGCTTGAAGTCAGGCATATTGAGAGCCGTGTCCATCGTGAACCCGCTTATAGGGTCTGATGCAAATTCGATTGATAGATGCGTTCCCCCGCCAAAGGCTTGGTTGCCTCCCGCCACGGTGGCCCCACTACCCGTAGTGTCAACAACCTCCATATGCAAGGTCGATCCTGCTGGCATATAGATCTGCTCAATAGGGTTGTTGGGAGAGGGGAAGCCTGAGATTCCATCAAGCGTGAGCAAAGTGGTTTGAGTACTCCCTATGGTGTGGACAACCCGTACTACACCGTTTGAGACTATAACAAATCCTGTAATCACTACAAATTGATTTGCTGGTGCGGTGTACTTGTGGGTCGAATTGTTGAAGCGTGAACTTGGGTCGTGTCCTCCATCCACCGTATCTACTAGTTCAACCGTTTCAGCAAACATCGTCGTAGTTGTTTGTTGTGAGACTAGTCCAGCTTTGGCCGTATTGTCGCCAAAGTCATTGCTCTTGAGAAGGTCAGGCCCGCCCGAAAACAACGGCATATAGATGTCTTGGAAAGCATCGGTATTCAAGAAGGTGCTTGAGATGCTGAAGCCTGCCTCGGTGAAGATTTTGTTGAGTATGTAGTACGCTCTGAGGTAGGGAGTAAACTCGGCTTGTAGCAAGGGGTCAGTAGCATTCCATACATCTCCCGACCAGTTAGAGCCTTTGTCCATCAGGCCATATTTGACATCTCCATTCAAAGGAAAGCTGCCCGTCTCAAACCAACTTTGAATGATATTCACGGCAGTTACGCTATGGTTGATAGAGTTAAGATTGAGGTCACTCAACTTCTTTTGTCCGATGCTCTGAGCGATGTCTACGCTCTCACCAAAGAAGACAAGTTCCAAGTCAAAGAATTGCTTTTTCTGACGCACCACCCTCTTGAGTTGTACACTACCATTCATGATGGGAATGGTCTTGTAGGATAGTTCAGCTCGAACCTTGCGCTTGATGTTCCAGTTCGCATTGATAAGACCTGATGACTCTCTCACATCGGGGTTGATGACCGCACCAAAGAAGTCCAAGTTCTTCTTGGTAGCTGGCACGCGGAAGGTCTGAGAGAAGCTGCCCTTTGACTTATTGACCTGGCTGACATCGGTGAAGCGATAGTTCAGGTTGATGGGGGCGTTCTCATAGAGGTCTAAGTCATATTGTTCTGACTCAGCAAAGTTCCATAGTCGTAGTCTTAGCATCGCGTCTCTTGGGCTAGTGTGACATCAAGGCTCACGTCAAAGATTCGGCTTTCAACCTTGTCCCTGATGACAAGGCTATTCGTGTCGACAAGGACGGGAAGCCACTTGTCACGATCCGTCATGCCTCCGACAATAGAGGTCGAGTCACCATACCTCATGTAGACATTGTCACTCATCATCAGACCCTCAAGCATGAAGTTCTCTTCTACCCCAAAGTTCTGAGCGCGTAAGGTGTACTTGTTCTCAGACGTTATCTGATATGGTACGCTTGTCCTGTCTGAAGGGTCGAAGGTGTAGGCAGCCGCGTCGTAGTCACCGAGAGCCTTGTAGTATGGCTTGTTTTGCGTCGTGACCTTCTTGGACGTGTTGCCATCAAAGGTCAAGTAGTCCCACCCTCCTAAGCGGTTAGCGTATGCAATTTGTACCCTTTGGTTCTTGTAGATGCCACAATCCTTGTCTACCCTAAAGATGTGACTTCTTCTTTGTGTGAACCCCCCCGAATCGAGGTACAAGAGGTAGTATGCCCAAGTCGGGTTGTTTGCAGGCAATGCCGTTGACGTGAACTTGAGCGACGCTGGTGCTAACCCCGTGAAGTGCAGCTTTTGACCATACGCGGTAGACGTAAGGCTATTGCCTCCACTCGATGCAATAGTCGCTACGCTAGTTTGAAGGATAGTGTTAGACGAGTCATAGAGGACATACCCTACTCTTGTATCAAGTCCACTTATTACTGTGCTATCGTGTATCCATGCCGCTACTGCTTCATCTTCGTCCGCGAACTTGTAGCGTATAGCCCCATCAATTACCGTGCCTGCAACACTCATACTAGTGCTATCCTTTGTCCTCTCGGTCAGCCAAGACTTCACGCTTGTTGTTGTGGGGTAGTAGGTTGAGAAGTCGGGGTGTAGACCCTCACGGATTTGCTGAGAGCCATTGACGAGGTAGATAGACTTGCTTTCTTCGTTAGTTGTCTCAGTTGATCCGTTGAACGTACCAATCTTGACGGTGAACTTTGCCGTACCTGTGAAGCTATGGTCAACAACAGTAGGCATCTCCCATAGTGTGCCAGTCCCATCACTCTGAAGGTGGTCAGTAGTCAAGAGGTCTTTGACGATACTAGACAGGTCGAAGTGAGCCTTGTTGTTGGTATTTGCCGTGAGGTAGACCTTGGCAATGTCGGTTGATGCCCCCCTCACCACCTCTACTACGAATCGGTGTGACGCGCTGAC